TGATAAACGAGTTAAGATTGCTGAATTGATGTTGAAAGAGAAAGACATCTCTAATAAAGGCAAGATTGTTGAGTTGCAGATGGCTGATAAGGTCAATGCACAGTCAAAAGTTAAGCAAGATTTCCTTACCAAACTCACGGATGGTCTAAAGCAAAATGGCTAACATCAAGGAACTGATCCAAAGCATTGAGGCGGCAGATTCCTCATTTGACGAGAAGTTAGCCGCCATCAATCAGATGGAAGAAACTCTTGTGGCTATGCGCCAGCAAGAAGAAACTGCCGTTCAAGAAAATGTAGACTTAATCGTTGAAGCCATCAAAGTGATGGAAGATAAAGTCAATGCCCAACTAGAGATTGCCAAGTCTATTGTTCCTGAAAAGGGCGATAAGGGCGATAAGGGCTTAGATGGTAAACAAGGCAAAGATGGGCGTGATGGCAAAGATGGTAAAGACGGGATAAATGGTAAAGACGGAGCAGATGGTAAAGATGGTGTTTCTGTAACCGATGCCAAGATTGACTTTGATGGTTCGTTGGTTATTACTTTGTCAACAGGACAAGAGATAAATGTAGGTGAAGTCGTTGCTCCTGAGTTGCAAGAGAAGATTAAGTTAGTAACCTCTGGTGGTGCAGGTACTGTTTTGCCAAGTCAAACAGGCAATGCCAATAAATACTTAAAGACTGACGGAACTGCTTTATCTTGGGCGGCAGGTGATGGAACGGGAACTGTTACTTCCGTAGGTACATCTGGCACAGTAAACGGAATTACGCTTACTGGTGGGCCAATCACCTCTAGTGGAACTGTAACCCTTGGTGGAACTCTTAGTGGTATTGGTAACAGCCAACTTACCAACTCAAGCATTACCTTTGGTTCTACTGTACAAGCCCTTGGTTCTACTGTAAGTGGATTAAGTGGTGTGACGATAGACAATGGTGCTGTTGGAGGAACAACTCCTGCGGCAGTAACTGCTACAACTCTAATTGGTGGTGGTGGTTCTGCTAACTACGGACAACTAACAGGCGGTGCTACAACCAAAGCAGTTCAATTTCAAACGCTAGGAAGTGATGGCAGTGTATCTTTAGCAATACAACCCAAGGGAACGGGTGCTATTGACCTAGCGGCTGGTTCTAGCGGTGTGAACATAAGTAATGGTGGTACTGTTACTGCTATTACTGGAACTGCATTAGGTTCATATACAACTGTTCCAACTATTACTATTTCTGCACCTACAACGGCTGGTGGCACTCAGGCTACTGGTACTGTTGCTATGCAAGCCTTAGTTACTACAATACAATCAGGTGGTTCTGGTTATGCTATTGGTGATACTATAACTTTTACAGGTGGAACATTTAGTACCCCTGTAACCTTAACTGTTGCAACTTTATCTGGTTCTGCAATTGCAACTTTTACTTCTAATAATGGTGGAACATATACAGTATTACCAACTAATCCAATATCAACAACTACGTCTGGTGCTGGTACTGGAGCAACATTTAATGTCACATCTTGGGGTGTTAGAACAACTGCATACACCATCACCAACGCTGGCTCTGGCTATGTAGAACAACCAACAATAACATTCTCAAGTGGTAGTGCTACTGCTTATGCTACTGTGGGGTCAACAACTACCATTAAATCTTTAGCAACCACTTTATCTTTTTACACACCTGCTGGGCAACAAGTTCAGATAAACGATGGCGGTGGTGATGGTGGAAACTATTGGCGTTTGCAGGGAGCGGCAAGTACGGGTGGGGTTCAGTTATTGGCTACTGGTACTGGTTCTACCACACCTGCCTTATACAGTACAAAAAGCACCGCAGGGCATACTTTTTACACCAACACTTTTGCTCAAGCGCAATTTGTTGTAGCCCACACAGCCTCTGCTGTTAACTATGTACAGGTGACGGGTGGGGCTACTGGTTCTCCCGCTACTGTAACAATATCAGCACAAGGCTCAAGTACAGATGTTGATATGGCTTTAACGCCAAGAGGTGCTGGTGTAATTAAATTCGGTACATATACAGTAAGCGCTTTATTATCAGTAGCAGGCTACATCACCATCAAAGACTCAGGTGGTACAACTCGCAGACTTTTAGTAGGATAAAACATGGCATTACTCAAATCAATCGACACAGAATATGGGATTCCCGCAATTTACTGGAATGTGGGGGCGGTACACGAAGACTTTAAGGGTCAAGGTACAGAAGTCACTTTCTACGGCTATGCCTCACAACAGGCTAGAGAGCAAGGCAAACAACCCTTGTCTGCGGGTAAGGTGCAGATTAGCGGTGATGAGTATATAGCGGGTGCTGATAGAGCGCAGTTATATGCAATCATTAAGCAAAAGCCTGAGTTTGATGGCGCAACAGACGCATGACACCTGAACTGCAAAAGTATTATGAGGAGCGTTTTTCCACTATGGCGACAGTCGGGTGGAAAGACTTAATGGAGGATATTGACAACATGATAAATTCGTTGAACAATATTAGTACAATCCCTGATGAAAAAAGCCTACAATTCAAAAAAGGCGAACTTTCTATCCTAGTTTGGCTGAAAACCTTAAAACAGGTCAGCACACAAGCATACGAGGAATTGAATGAAAAGAATGTTTGAATTTGTCTGCTTATGTGGACAGCGCATTGAAAAACTAACTGATTATGAGACAGATAGTGTTCAATGTGGAGATTGTGGGTCACAAGCCTATAAAACAATCTCTGCTCCTGCCTTTAGGTTGGAAGGGTGGTCTGGTCATTTCCCATCAGCGCATGGGAAGTTTGAAAAGAGCCACTTGGACAAACTAAAGTCTGAGCAAAAAGCGAACTCATAAACAAATGTTGTCGAGTTCATGTGTATCTCCTAGAACCCATTAGTGGCAGGAAAAGGAAACAGTATGTTAGTAGACCAAGAAGACGAGATGCCTAGCGAGTTAGAGGCTGAAGAAACGAAGATTGAAGACCATAATGCGATAGAAGATTCTAAGATTCCTGATAAATATAGGAATAAATCATTAGAAGACGTTATCAAGATGCACCAAGAGGTTGAAAAACTGGTTGGTCGTCAAGCACAAGAGGTTGGAGAGGTTCGCAAATTAGCCGATGAGTTGATTAAGCAAAATCTCGGACAGAAAGTCCAACACGCTGAAGTTGAGCCTGAAGTAGACTTTTTTGAGAATCCTCAGAGAGCAATTCAGAACACAGTTGATAGACATCCCGATGTATTGGCGGCTAAACAAGCGGCTAATGACTTCAAAAGGATACAGATTCAGCAGAAGTTATCGCAAGAGCACCCTGATTTTCAGCAGATTTCTGCTGATCCAGAGTTCGTAAATTGGGTTAAATCCTCAAATGTACGGATGGGGCTGTATGCGAAGGCTGATGGTGAGTTTGACTACGATAGTGCAAATGAGTTGTTATCTACCTTTAAACAGTTGCGTGGCGTAAAGACGAAACAAGTGGCTAGTGACGGAGAGTCAAGTCGCAAGAGTAATCTGAAGGCCGCATCGGTTGATGTAGGTGGATCGGGAGAATCGGGCAAGCGTACTTACAGGAGGGCTGACCTAATTCGGCTAAAAATGAGTGACCCAGACAGATATGACGCATTGTCTCCAGAGATTATGTTGGCTTATCAAGAAGGTCGAGTAAAGTAACTAATTGATTCTTAAGGAGAATTAACATGGCAACAGCATTTTCCCCAGCAAATAATACGACTGTAACGTCAGCCGCCAATTTCATCCCTGAAATTTGGTCTGATGAAATTATTGCGGCATACAAAAAGAACTTGGTTTTAGCAAACTTAGTTATGAAGATGAACTTCAAGGGCAAGAAAGGTGACACAGTTCACATTCCAGCACCTGTTCGTGGTTCTGCTTCTGCTAAAGGCGCAACAAACGCAGTTACCCTGATCGTTAACACCGAATCAGAAGTCCAAGTGTCTATCAACAAGCACTATGAGTACAGCCGCTTGATCGAAGACATCGTAGAAGCACAGGCATTGAACAGCCTCCGTAACTTCTACACAGGTGACGCAGGTTACGCTTTGGCTAAACAAGTTGATACAGATTTGGTTCAATTGGGTCGTTCCTTCAATGGTGCAACAGTTGGTACTGATGACTATGCAACTTCTAACACAACCACTAAAGCCTACATCGGTGGTGATGGAACTACTGCTTACAACAGCACATCTTCAAATGCTTCTGCTTTGACTGATGCCGCTATTCGCCGCACTATCCAACGCCTTGATGACAATGACACTCCTATGGATGGTCGTTTCTTCTTGATCCCACCCTCAAGCCGTAATACATTGATGGGCTTGGCTCGTTATACCGAACAGGCATTTGTTGGTAATGGCGATGCAATCCGTAATGGCGAGATTGGTAACTTGTACGGCATCCCCGTGTTTGTTTCCTCTAACGCTGATACTGGTTATGGTAGCACTCAGACTGACCGCATTGCTTTGATGGGTCACAAAGAGTCTATGGTTCTTGTGGAACAGCAAGCAGTTCGTGCGCAGACTCAGTACAAAC